GTGCAGAGCGTAAATCATTATCTCAACAAACACTTCTTTACCTTGCACAAGCATCCTAAACTACAATGGCTAATGGCCACCGCAGCCAGCCCGGGACTGGGCTCAATGAAGCACAGCTGGATATCACTCAAAAAGAAAGAAGCCGGAGACTCAGCATTGAAGAAGCAATTGCGTGAATTGTATCCACACTTTAAAGATGATGAAATTGATTTGATGTCTAAACTCACAGACAAAAAAGAAGTCGCACAACTGCTACGTGCTTATGGAACCGACAAGTAATTTCAAATGTAAGTATTGCTCAAGATCATTCAGCAAGGAAACCACGCTGAGTGTGCATGTTTGTGAACAAAAGAAACGTTATCAGGAATCCAGTGAGCGTGGTGTACAACTAGGACTACAAGGCTACTTGAAGTTCTACGAATACACACAAGGATCTGCCAAACTAAAATCATGGGATGACTTTGCTACATCACCTTACTATCGAGCATTTGTGAAATGGGGTAGATATTGTGTGGGTGCCCGGGTGATCAATCCTGCAAGATTTATAGAATGGCTGTTAAACGGCAACAAGAAGATTGACAACTGGTGTAGTGATAAGTTATACACAGAGTATCTTATAACTTATGTACAGAAAGAAACTGTAAATGATGCGTTGGCCAGAGCCATTGAATATGGAATTGATTGGAGCGAAAAGAGTGCAGCACCTTCACATGATTGTTTGCGATATGGCAGTACAAATTCCACATGTTATGCCATAACTACAGGCAGGATCAGTGCTTGGGTGATCTACAATTCAGAATCAGGACAGAAATTCTTGAATGAACTCAATGCAGAGCAAGTGGCTATGATATGGCCCTACATTGATTCAGATATATGGCAAAAGAAGTTTGTGGATTATCCAGCAGATCAGGAATACGCAAAAGAAATACTAACACAAGCAGGATGGTGATATGAGCGCAGACATTGATTTTCCGTTGATTTACTGCAATGGCGATAGTTACAGTGATGAAAATTATTATCCTGCACTTAAAGGAAATACCTATGCCAATGCAGTAGGCCAGGCCTGTGGGGGATTTGTTATAAATCAAGCTATAAGTGGCAGTTGCAATAGACGGATAATTCGTACCACAGTACATGACATGATGCAGCAGAGACAACTCAATCCAGATCAAAAAATTATAGCATTGATTGGATTGAGTTTTGAGTTAAGATCTGAGCTATGGATAGATGACATTGACGACAACAGGCGCCCCGAAGAATCAAATCTAAGAACCCACACTTTTTCAGGACAATTGAATTGGCGAGAAAATTTATTAAAAGATCTTGATATAAATTCTCCCAATAAGTATGCTCAACACAATAAATTCTTTGAAAAATTTAGTCAAGGCCGAGCGTTTTTTTTCAGTCCTTACGCTGAACGGATCAATCTGTTGTGCGATTTAATCATGTTGCGGGCATTGTTTGATAGCTTAAATATACATTTTATTATTTTTCAAAGCCCTGTAGCAGAAAAATTACAGTCAGATTATCTACTAGATTTTTTTAAAAAACAGATTGCAGAAGATAGTCGATTTTTAGACTTAGAAAATTTTGGATTTTGTAATTGGTGCATTGACCAAGGTTTTGTTCCTTTGGATTTTCTGGATCGTCCCAACATTGGTCACCATGGACCGGAAGCACATATTGCATTTGCTGAAAAAATATTAATACCTAAATTAAAACAACTTAAAATATTATCATGAGCGCAGACATTGACATTGATTTTGCTGATCGCGAACATGTGGTGAAACTGATTCAGCACACGCCTGCACGGCAGATCACAGATGGGCGACCTAGACGTCACAATTCAGGAGTGTATGTCACAGACATTCCGCAAGATCCTATCAATCACTGTGCTGCTATAGACTACGAGTCAGCCGAAGCTCGTGGCTACTTCAAGATTGACCTGTTGAACATGAGTGTTTACAGTTTGATAACAGATCCTGCACATTACGAACAGATGTTGGCAGCAGAACCGCCTTGGACCAGATTGTGGACAGATACAGAATGGGCCAAGCAGTTGGTTCATATTGGTAATTACACCGAGCTGCTAAAGACCATGCAGCCTGATTCAATTCCTAGAATGGCAGCATTTATATCAATCATACGTCCAGGCAAAGCACATCTACAACGCAAGCCATGGGACCAAGTGTTTGCAAATGTGTGGGATGGAGATGAATCACGTGGTTACACGTTCAAGAAGAGTCATGCAGTTTCTTATGCTGCCCTGGTTTCGCTGCACATGAATTTAATCAATACGCCGAACTAAAGTGATGCTCTTTCGTTTGCCTTTTCTACGGGCAATATCGTTTAAACTGCACACAGGACCGTGCAGGATTTCCAAATCTTTGTTCACAAATGTGCGTAAGCACACACGGAATTCGTCCCATTCGCCACGCAGGAATATGTTGATAGGTATGCTGCGATTTGATTCCCACCACCAAGTGTTGGCTAGATCCAGATTACGACGTTTTTGATCTAGATCTTTCACAGTACCAAAATCGTAGATAGTGGTGATCACATCGTCGCGATTCTGCACGATGCCCACGTATTCGTTACTGGCGTATGTACACAAGGTTATAAAAGGATACTTGTCTGCAAGTTTTTGAAATAAGTCGCTGCCCATATTGTATTAGTTCGGATATTTATACCCCTGTGCATCAAGGTAAATATCATTGGAGCTCACCATATGTATTCAACTCAGATCTATATCTATCAACAAATCCAACGTGTGTTGGTATTGGATACCTCAGATGGTGATGTTTTTGATCGGAGGTGGGATCCAGTGTACGCTAAAAAATTAACCATCAACAAAGGTGTTGACAACGTGATTTTGTTTGAGTTTATCAATCAAGATCAAAAACCTGTGAACATCACAGGGAGTGAATTACGATTTAAGCTGATCAATCTAGCTGGCACAGCTCAGTTAATTGAAAAAGATATGGTCATAATCAATGCTCAATATGGGCGTGCCAAGGTGACTTTGTTAGCAGCCGAAACTACAGAATTTCCGCCTGAACCGTCAAGCTATAGCATAGAACGTGCAAGTGGTAATCTAGTAGAAGCTGTGTTTGTGGATGCACAAGCGCAAGGTCGTGGTGATGTAGATATTGTTGACAGTGTAAAACCAGCTTTTGTGCCCAGCCAACTAGTAACTATTCCTACCATTTACGGCCCCGAATCTTATGTTGATCCTGTGTTCAATTCAAACTATCCTGATTGGGCATTAAACCCTCCAGGTGCTTATGGAAATGTTTACAATGATCCACAACGGTTTAGCAGCCATGTTCCTACCAATGGCACCAGTTTTACCACATTCCAAATGGAAATGGATCATTACACTGGCAATGTCAAAGTGCAAGGTGCCCAGACTTATGAATCTATATGGATAGATGTTACTGAGTTGCAAAGCTACTACAACAAAACTGGCACAGACTATATCAATGTGGTAGGTTATCATCCTTTGTTGAGACTGGTTAGTGATCAATGGCCGGGCACAGACCAAGTGCAATTGGCCACAGCCACCGCAGACGGAGCCAATGGGGTAATCACAAGTATCACAGTGAATCAAGCAGGCTATGGATATCTAGCGCCACCCAAAGTAAGTATCATTGGATTAGGTGCAGGTGCTGTGGCCGAAGCAGAAATTGAGGGCAACAGTGTAAGCGCCATAAATGTTATAAATGGTGGTCAAGGATATGTGGGTAACCCACAGCAAAGCAATCGTGTTGCGGTAATTGGTATCAGTCGTGGAGCCATTGTAAGCATATTAGTTAGATAATGAAATTTAAAAAAATTGTAGGATTTGGTGACTCGTGGATGTACGGTGATGAGTTGCTAGATCCAAAACTGATACAACAATATCCAGATGCCCACACATGTTGGGAACAAAACGACCATTATCGACACCAGCATAATTTTTTAGGATTGCTAGGGCAGCACTATGGTGTACCTGTAGAAAATTTTGGTATTCCCGGCGGGTCAATGCAAAGTTCAATTTGGACTTTCCAATGGTGGTTGGATCACGAACCTAATCCTGAAGAATGTTTGGTATTGGTAGGTCACACCGATTCAGACCGATTGAGTTTTTATAATCCCGAACACAAAAGCATCGGCAACGATCCACCATGGAACAAGTTTATACATTCAACTTGGGTAGAATATGGTAGTAGCGTAGTGCCTGAAGAATTCCGAACCATGGTTAAACAACAATTGGTGTTGACCAATTGCCGTCGTCTAGCACGATTGAATTATCAACAAACTGTTTTGTTTTTTGATGGAGTTGCAGCTAGGAAAAATATCCCCTTGATGCAATTTCACATTATGCCAGCAGACATGCCAATAGATTTGCCTACCATAATTTGGCCTAATTTTTCCACTACCATGTGGTTCCGTGATCACCCAGGCAACCAAAGTCGCGAATTGATATTCCCCGGCGGTCATCCCAATGAGATTGGGCACAAAATGATTGCTGAAAAGTTGATTTCTACCATAGACTCTGCTACAATGTAAGGATGCTAGACATCCTTGGTTATCTGCCTGCAAAACGAAAAGCCACACCGTCGGGCTGGGTAAGTTTCAATGCGGTTTGTTGTCAACACAATGGTGGAGGCACAGCAGATCGGCGCAGCCGAGGAGGTCTCAAACCCACAGAATCGGGTTGGAGTTATCACTGCTTCAACTGCAACTACACCGCTAGCTTTATCCTTGGCCGTACAGTAAGTTTTAAGGCCCGCAGGCTCTTGGGCTGGTTAGGTGTGCCCGACGCTGAGATTGACATATTAAACTTAGAAAGTCTAAGACATCGTAGTGTGCATGGCATCTTGGATGATCGCCAAAGGCTGTTCAATACCTTAGCGGATATACAATTTGAAGAACAAGAACTACCGGCATTGAGTGAGTTATTGACAAGTGAAGATCCTTGTAGAAATTATCTAAGGCAACGATGTGTGCCAGA